GTGTCGGCCAACAGCGAGAACCAGTTGCGCAAAGTGACATGGGGTGAGTTGACCAAATGGGTCACGATGGCGATCAATGCCCACTGGTGGGAACCCACGGCCACGAGCCTGACCCCGGCCAACTGGTTGACCGAACTGGTCGAGCGTGACCTGCGCAAAGGCACCCGGTACTGGGGTGCCGAGGGCAAGCTGTGGAGCGAGGAGAACCCAGACGCCTATGCCGGTGTGCACAACATGGACGGCATGATGGTGATCTTCGACGAGGCCAGCGGTATTCCAGACTCGATCTGGTCCGTGGCTGCGGGCTTCTTTACCGAGAACATCTTGGACCGGTACTGGCTGGCGTTTAGCAACGGTCGTCGCAACACCGGGTACTTCTACGAGGCCGTGGACGGCAGCAAGCGGGAGTTCTGGGAGAGCGAGAAGATTGACGCCCGCACAGTCGAGGGCACCGACAAGACCATCTACCAGCAGATCATCAACGAGTATGGTGAGGACTCGGACGAGGCGCGGGTCGAGGTCTATGGAGACTTCCCCAAGTCGGGCCAAGACCAGTTCATTGCACCGCACCTTGTCGATGACGCCATGAAGCGGGCGCTGCACAAGGACATGACCGCGCCCATCATCATCGGCGTGGACCCGGCCCGGGGCGGCATGGACAGCACCGTGATTGCCGTGCGCCAAGGGCGGGACATCGTGGCGATCAAGCGGTTCCGTGGTGACGACACCATGACCACCGTGGGCCACGTCATCGACGCCATCGAGGAGTACCGGCCAGCACTGACCGTGATCGACGAGGGTGGGCTGGGCTACGGCATCCTTGACAGATTGACCGAGCAGAAGTACAAAGTGCGCGGGGTCAACTTCGGCTGGAAGGCCAAGAACCCGGTGATGTGGGGCAACAAGCGGGCCGAGATTTGGGGAGCCATGCGCGACTGGGTGAAGACAGCCAGCTTGCCGCAGGACAGGTTGCTGAAAAGCGATCTGACCGGTCCGATGAAAAAGCCCAACTCGGCTGGCACCATCTTCTTGGAAGGTAAAAAGGAGATGAAAGCCCGTGGAGTTGCGTCACCGGATGCGGCTGACGCCATCGCTGTGACATTCGCGTACCCCGTGGCACATCGGGAGTACAATGACCGCACAATCACCCGGCGCAACGCTCAAAACGGTGCGGCCACAACTTCATGGATGGGATCGTGATGGCTACCAAACCCGGACTCTACGCCAACATCAACGCCAAACGCGCCCGCATCGCAGCGGGTTCTGGCGAGAAAATGCGCAAAGCTGGCGCTGCTGGCGCACCCACCAACAAAGACTTCAAAGAGTCTGCCAAAACGGCCAAAAAGCCAGCCAAGGGGAAGTGATGCCACTCGTCAAGTCACCCTCAAAAGAGGCGTTTCGCAAGAACGTCAAGGCCGAAGTAGCCGCTGGCAAGCCCCAAAAACAAGCAGTTGCGATTGCCTATTCTGTCAAGCGCGAAGCTGCCGAAAAACCCACAATGAAGCCCAAAAAATGACCATTCAAGCCCTGCAAGACTGCCTGATTGTGCGCCCAGACATGGAGAAACACGAACTTTTCATCCTTTTGAAACAGAAACAAACGGGCACAGGTGTGGTAATCTCCGCTGGCCCAGACGCCAAAGACGTGAAAGTCGGCGACAAAGTGCTATTTGGTGATTCCATCGGTCAGGACTTAAAATGGGAAGGTGACAACCTTCTGGTCATGAGGGAATCACACACCCTCGGAGTATTTGACGCATGAAAGACACCACCGGAATCGTAGCCGCAGCCAATGTGGCAAAAAACGGACCGTACCCGTCAAAAGGCGGTTCCGAGGAAATCCTGACCGTTGCCCGTTCACGCATGAACACGGCGATCACGGCGGTTTCCCAGACTCGGGAAGACGAACTCGATGACCTGCGGTTCTACGCAGGCTCCCCAGACAACCAGTGGCAGTGGCCCGCTGACGTGCTCCAGACTCGTGGTGCCGTGCAGGGTCAGACCATTAACGCCCGCCCCTGCCTGACCATCAACAAGCTGCCGCAGCACGTTCATCAAGTGACGAACGAGCAGCGCATGAACCGTCCCGGCATCAAGGTGATCCCGGCTGACGACAAGGCAGACGTGGACGTGGCCGATGTGTTCAATGGCGTGATTCGCCACATCGAGTACATTTCCGATGCTGATGTGGCCTACGACACAGCCTGCGAGAACCAAGTGTCCTACGGCGAAGGCTACATCCGTCTGCTGACCGAGTACTGCGACGAAGACACGTTCGATCAGGACATCAAGATCGGGCGCATTCGCAACAGCTTCAGCGTCTACATGGACCCCCTGATCCAAGACCCCACTGGCGCAGACGCCAAGTGGTGCTTTGTGACGGAAGACCTACCCAAAGCTGAATATGAGCGTCTGTACCCCGATGCAGCGCCGATCAGCACCCTCATGAGCCTTGGCGTGGGCGATCAATCCATCGCACAGTGGATCGGTGAAAACACCATCCGCATCGCCGAGTACTTCTACATCGAGTACGAGAAGCAGACGCTCAACCTGTACCCCGGCAACCAGACTGCGTTCAGCGGTACGCCCGAGGACAAGACCCTGCGCATGATGTTCGGTAAGCCAATCCGCAGCCGCGAAGCTGACCGCAAAAAGGTCAAGTGGTGCAAGATTAACGGCTACGACATCCTCGAAGAACGCGAGTGGGCTGGTGCCTACATTCCCGTGGTGCGCGTGGTCGGCAACGAGTTCGAGGTGGACGGCCAGATGTACGTGTCGGGCTTGGTGCGTAACGCCAAGGATGCCCAGCGCATGTACAACTACTGGGTGTCGCAGGAAGCTGAGATGCTGGCGCTGGCCCCCAAAGCACCGTTCATCGGGTACGGCGGTCAGTTTGAAGGCTACGAGCAGCAGTGGAAGACTGCCAACACGAACAACTGGCCCTATCTGGAGGTCAATCCTGACGTTACAGACGGTCAAGGTGCTGTGTTGCCACTACCCCAGCGGGCACAGCCTCCGATGGCCTCCAGCGGCCTCCTGCAAGCCAAGGCAGGTGCTGCCGAGGACATCAAGTCGGCCACCGGCCAGTACAACGCATCGCTGGGCATGACCAGCAACGAACGTAGCGGAAAAGCTATTCTTGCCCGCCAGCGCGAAGGCGACATCGGCACCTACCACTACGTTGACAACTTGGCCCGTGCGATCCGTCACATTGGCCGTCAACTCGTGGACCTGATTCCCAAGATTTACGACACCGAGCGCATCGCCCGCATCATTGGCGAAGATGGTGAGCCATCGACCGTCAAGATGAACCCGATGCAGGAAGAACCTGTCAAGCGGATCGTGGACCAAGAGGGTGTGTTGATTGAAAAAATCTACAACCCTGCTGTCGGCAAGTACGATGTGCGCGTGATCACCGGCCCCGGCTACGCTACCAAGCGTCAGGAAGCCTTGGAGAGCATGGCCCAGTTGCTGCAAGGCAACCCACAGTTGTGGCAAGTCGCTGGCGACCTGTTCGTCAAGAACATGGACTGGCCCGGTGCCCAAGACCTTGCCAAGCGGTTCAAAAAGACTATCGACCCCAAAGTGCTGGCCGACGAAGACGATCCAGCCTTGGCCGCTGCCAACCAGCAGATGGAGGCGATGGCCGCTGAGATGGAGAACATGTTCCAGATGTTGCAAAACGTCAACCAGAGCATGGAAGCCCGCGAGATGCAGATCAAGCAGTTTGAAGCTGACATCAAGGCATACTCTGCCGAGACACAGCGCATCAGCGCGGTGCAGGCTGGCATGTCGCCCGAGCAGATTCAGGACATCGTGATGGGCACCATTGCCGCAGCGATGGACACTGGCGATCTGGTTGCAGGCGCACCGCAGATGCCTGAGATGCCGATGCAGCCCGAGATGCCGATGGAGCAGCCGCAGGGTCAAATGCCACCTGAAGGGATGATGTAATGAGTTGCGCTGAATTTGTTGGTGAGTTGTTCTTGGCGCGGGATGTGGCCCATTCCGTCCACCTCAACACCCGTTCCTACTCAAAACACAAGGCGCTGCGGCACTTCTACAAGGACGTTCTGGAAGCTGCCGACAAGTTTGCCGAGGCGTACCAAGGCCGTCATGGTCTAATTGGCCCCATCTCGCTCAAGTCAGCCCGCAAGGACGGCGCAATCCTGCCGTTTTTGGAGGACTCGCTGGCCTACATCGAGGAAAACCGGTACAAGGTCTGCGGCAAGACCGACACCACTTTGCAGAACATCATTGACGAGATCATTGCTGTTTACCTGTCCGCTTTGTACAAACTGAGGTTCCTCGCATGAGCATCGAAGTCGCATCCATGAGCCAATTTGGGCGCACGGAGCCTTTTGGGCTTCAGGTTGCCCGTGGGCAAATTCCAAACCACCAGTCGATCCAAATTTTTGGGTACAACGCAGACGTTGATCAGACGGAAGAATCAGTTTGGCCCGATGGTGGCACAGTGCCCCACCCCACAGTGGCGTCCGTCTTAAAAATTAGTTCCACCAGCGCCAGCGACACCTCCGCAGGAACCGGTGCTAAAACCGTGTTCGTCAGCGGCTTGGACGGCAACTACAACGTGATGAGTGAAACCGTTATTTTGAACGGTCAGACCGAAGTCAATACCGTCAAATCGTACCTGTACGTCAACGAGTTTTACGTGATCACGGTGGGCACCGATGGTTACAATGTTGGAACTATCAATGCGGGCACCGGTACCGTAACTGCGGGTGTTCCTGCGGTTCTGTACGACCTAATTGCCCCCACGTTTAATAACCGCACGACAGCGCATTACTGCGTTCCCGTTGGCTATACTGGCTACATGGTAGAGGGTAAGTTTTCTGCCGGTCAAGCAAGCGGCACAACGGCTGTGACGGGTTACCTCAAGCAACATGGTCCTGACAACGTATTACGTGTTGGCGCTGTAACGACCTTAAACAACGGCGCGGCGCTTTTCACATTTGATCCACCATACCGAATCCCTGAAAAGAACTGCATTGGTGCTTCCGCAGTCGGAGCAGCTAACAACAACTCTGTCAGTGCCTTCTTCAACCTCATACTGGTCAAAAACGTAGGGTAGTGATTACAATACCCGCATAAGGAGCCAAAATGGAACTTCTCAACCCTCTCGCCCAAGCCAACTTCCCGGCTCAAACTGCTGCTTTCACAGGCACCGCAGCCAACACATCTGGCTGGCCCGCTGGTCCCGAAGGTGTTGTGGTCTTGTCCACAGAACCCTGCTACGTTGAAGTTGGTGAAGGTGCTGTGGCGACAACCGCCAGCACTCCGATCCCCGCATTCACACCGATCCCGTTCAAAGTCCCCACCGGCACATCTGGCCTGTGGCGAGTAAGCGCCATCCAGATTTCCTCTGGTGGCACGGTGTACTGCAAACCGATGAACACCAAATGAGTTTCCTTGCTGCCCGCAACGCCATCGGGATTGGGCTGGGTGGCATTCTTTCGCTTTTCGGGGGTCGCAATAGCGAACAAGCCCAGAGCAACCTTCTTTGCGAAAACGGTGATAACCTCGTCCAAGAAGACGGTGGTTTGATTCTTTTGGAGTAACGCATGCCCGTTGTATCACTTTCAATTTTTGGCGGCGTTGGTGCTCAATTCTTTGACAACAACGGCAATCCGCTGTCCGGTGGCAAGATTTACACCTACGAAGCGGGTACAACAACACCGCTGGCTACGTACACATCCTCGTCCGGTGACACGGCTCACACAAACCCCATTGTGTTGGATGCTGGTGGTCGAGTGCCCGGTGGGGAAATTTGGAACGCATTGCAACTGTACAAGTTTGTTTTGAAAACCAGTGCAGATGTTACGCTTGCAACGTACGACAATGTTGGCAGCAGCTTTAACGCCACCGCAATTATTGCAAACTTTACAGGCAATGGTTCTACTGTTGCATTTACGTTGGCAAGCGCACCTGCGGGCGAAAACGCAACCAACGTGTACATCAATGGCGTGTACCAGCAAAAGAACACGTACAGCGTTGCTGGCGCTGTTCTTACTTTCTCAGAAGCACCCCCAGTTACTTCGTCAATTGAAGTGAACTACGTCTAAGGAACAATTATGGCCGATACCAAAATCTCCGCGCTGACTGCATCCACAACCCCGCTTGCGGGCACTGAGGTATTGCCAATTGTTCAAAGCGGTGTAACCAAGCAAGTCAGCGTTGCCAATTTAACAGCGGGTCGCGCAATCAGCGCAACCGAACTGACGTTAAGCACGGGCAACTTGATTGTTGCAAATGGTCAGGGTGTCAACTTTTCTGCCACATCGGGCACTGGTACAAGCGAGTTGCTCAACGACTATGAAGAAGGAACCTGGGTGCCGACTGATGTGTCTGGTGCTGGCCTTGCATTTACATCTGCGGCAGGTTTTTACACCAAAGTTGGCCGTGTTGTTGTTGCTACATTCAGGATTATTTTTCCAGTTACAGCAGACGTAAGATCAGCTAATTTTGGAGGCCTGCCTTTCACCAGCAAAAACGGTGGCGCACAACAGCAGCAAGGAAGTGGCCTGAGATTCACGAATTCAGGCCTGGAATTCAGTCTTGCAAACCCTATGGGCGCTGCAACATTCCAGCCTTACACTAACACTGGAGGCGTAATTACAAACGCGTCATTTTCTGCAAAAGTCATTGATGGCATGATTATTTACCAAGCAGATTAACAATTAAAGGTTTGATATGTCTTTAACTAAAGTTACATACTCAATGATTTCAGGTGGTGGTGCCAATGTGTTAGATTTTGGCGCAGACCCAACGGGTGTTAACGACAGTGCTGCTGCTTTTGCTGCCGCTATTCAAACACAAGGCACAGTGTATGTTCCTTCTGGTACATACATTATCAACTCAGCAATTACGATTACAAATCCGGTTAAGTTAGTTGGCGAGGGCACGCAAAAAACATTTATTCACCGCAACTATTCACCGGGCATTTCTTCTGCCAATGATGCAGAAGGAATTTTTAACATCCGCAATGGTGGATCGGGTGTTGTCATGCAAGACATGACGCTACGATCGTTGGCTGGCCAGTCTGGTGGATGCTTGGTTTCATTGGTCAATACAACATCAAGTTTTGGGTTGTTCAAGTTTGACCACGTGACTTTTACAACCACAGGAAGTAGCACCCATCAATACACCGTTTATGCCGATGGCACTGGAGCAAGTTCTGCCCCAATTGGCATTCGCGGATTGGACATGATTGCGTGTACCGTCTTTGGTGGAGGCATTTCGACACTGCTCATCAAGGGCGTGTTGAAATTCTCGTTTCTTGGCGGTGGAGTTTTCCCGGCTGGTGGTGCTGCCGGATCAAACATTCGTTTTGATGGCTCAGTGGCAGTGCCAACTCAGAGCTTTACATTTCTTCCATCAGACTGTTCTTGTCCAATTAGTTTTGACCGCGCTATTCTTGGCATCTTTGGATGCGGCGTCATGGGGGCGGTGACCAACACGGCCAATACCGAGAACGTCTATGGCTTTGGTTTTACTGGAAGCCTGCAACAAAATTGGGTCAATTCGATGTTCTTTGACACATCGACTGGCCTCAAAATGACTTTGAACCAGAAGATCACAAATAAGGGATCGCCAACAACATTTGGGCTTGAAATGTATGGGCCGATCACTGGTTTTGAGAAATCAGGCTCTGTCACAAAAGTCGGCGAGACTGGTGTCAGCTATTCCACGTTGTGCCCAGACACTCAAACTTTTGGTTTTGCCAACCAGTCTGGGAAGCTGTTTAGCATTTCAACTGGTGGCGGTGCGGCTGCGCTTGTTTTCGCAGATTACAAGTCAACGACCATCACATTGCTGTCAAACCCATCAAGTGAGTTTCAAGCATCTGCTGCGCCCGGTGTCGGCTATACGGGGATTTTCAAATCTGCCAATTCGCACCAGATCAACGTGAAGAACAACACTGGGTCTGCAATCACATACGACATTCTAAATTTTGGCAATGTTGCAAGTACTACCGACCCAGTATAAGGAGCAATCATGGTGAAGATGTACAGAAAACATGGAGATGATTTTGTTGTTGATGTGGATCAGGTTTGGCCGATGATTCCAGTCAATGACACAGAATATCAACAATGGTTGGCTCAAGGAAATGTGCCACTTGAACAAGACGATTCTGAATAAAAATAAGTCTTTAATTGTTAACCCGTACTGGTGCGGCCCACCAGCCTTAATGCCACGGTGGATGCCGTGGCTGGAAGCAAGGAAATATCATGTCTCTTGAAAAAGTCATCTCTGTCGATCTGATTGAAGTTGTCGAAAACGGCTGCATTCAAGTTCGCACCAAAACCGTCATTAAAGAAGATGGCGTTGAAATCGGCAGCAAGTTCCACCGTCACGTTGTCGCCCCCGGTGCTGACGTAAGTGGTGAAGATGCTAAAGTGCAAGCAATCTGTAAGGCAACACACACAGCCGCTGTAATCGCAGCCTACAAAGCATCTGTTGCACAGTCAGAGTAATCTGCTGTAAGATAAACCCACTGTATCGGCCCAGTAGACCGAGAACTCACATGAGTTACAAATGACTGATGAAGTCCAAAACCTAGCGGAAGTAGACTCCGCGCCAGCACCCGAAGTGACGGCCACCTCGGACAATGCACAAAATCTGCCGGAAGTCGCTGACCAGAGTAACGAGACACCCGAGGAGAAGAAATTCTCTCAAGCTGAACTCGATTCGATGATCGGCAAGCGCCTCGCAAGAGAACAGCGCAAATGGGAACGTGAGCAGCAAGCCAAGCAAGCAGAGATGCAAGTGCGGCAATCGGTGCCCAAGGAACTCCCGCCTGTGGATCAATTTGAGTCCCCTGAAGCCTATGCGGAAGCACTGGCAGTCAAGCGGGCCGAGGAGATGCTCCACCAGCGTGAACTCCAGAAGCAAAAAGCAGCGATTGAGGACAGCTACGCAGAACGTGAGGAAGAAGTTCGGAACAAGTACGACGACTTTGAACAAGTCGCCTACAACCCGAATCTCCGAGTCACCGATGTGATGGCCGAGACAATCAAAAGCTCTGACATTGGACCTGATCTGGCCTACTGGCTGGGCAGCAACCCCAAAGAAGCTGATCGCATCTCTCGTCTGTCGCCACTGTTGCAAGCGCGAGAAATCGGAAAGATTGAGGCTAAGATAACTGCCGAACCTTTCCAAAAGAAAACTTCGTCCGCACCTGACCCGATTCGTCCGGTGACTGCACGAGCAGTAAACCCCGGTGTCACTGACACCACCGATCCTCGGTCTATCAAGACCATGAGTGTTCAGGACTGGATTGCTGCCGAGCGTCAACGACAACTCGACAAGGCACGGGCACTTCGCAACCGCTAATTTTAGGAAATCATCATGAGTAACTCGCTTCTCACCATTGACATGATCACAAGAAAATCTTTAGAGATTTTGGAAAACAACCTTGTGATCACCCGCAACGTAAACCGTCAGTACGACGACAGCTTCGCTGTTGAAGGTGCCAAGATCGGTTCTACACTGCGTATCCGTTTGCCCGACCGCGCTCTGGTCACTGACGGTGCCGCCCTGCAAGTTCAGGACGACAACGAACAGTTCACCACTCTGACTGTCTCCAGCCAGAAGCACATCGGCATCAACTTCACATCCGCTGAATTGACCATGCAGTTGGACGACTTCGCAGAGCGTGTCTTGAAGCCACGTATCAGCCAGTTGGCCTCCACTGTGGATGCTGACGTTGCCAACGCATACAAGCTGATCGGTAACAGTGTCGGTACCCCCGGCGTTGCCCCCGCTACCGCTTTGGTGCTGTTGCAAGCCCAGCAGAAGCTGAACGAGAACGCCGCCACCATGTCGCCTCGTTACGCTACCGTGAACCCTGCCGCCAACGCTGCATTGGTGAACGGCCTGTCCGGTTTCTTCAACCCCACAGATGTCATCTCTCGCCAGTTCAAAAACGGCATGATGGGTGAGCAAGTGTTGGGCTACGAAGAAGTCAACATGAGCCAGTCGATCAAGGTTCACACCTGCGGTACCCGTGCTGCCACTGGCAACACAACTGGCGCTGCTGTGACCTCCGAAGGCGCAACCACTCTGACTCTGACTGTTGGTTCCGGTGAAACCATCGCTGTTGGTGACGTGTTCACCATCGCCGACTGCTTCGCTGCCAACCCACAGACTCGTGAGTCCACCGGTTCGCTGTTCCAGTTCGTGGCCTTGTCGTCTTCGACTTCCAGCACCACAGCTACTGTGACCGTGGCTCCTATGTACTCGGCTGGTAACGCCCTGTGCACTATGGTGTCCTTGCCTGCCACTGGCAAGGCTGTCGTGTTTGTTGGTGCTGCTTCGACCAGCTACCCACAGAACATGGTGTACCACCGTGACGCCATCGCGTTCGCCACTGCTGACCTGTTGCTGCCACAAGGCGTTGACATGGCTAGCCGTGCCGTTCACAACGGTATCAGCCTGCGCGTTGTTCGTCAGTACGACATCAACAACGACCGTATGCCTTGCCGTGTTGACGTGCTGTATGGCTACAACACGATCCGTCCACAAATGGGTTGCCGCATCTGGGGCTAATCCAAAGCGGGGGCTTCGGCCCCTGTTTTCAAAATCAATCTCTGAAAGGAAATCATCATGGCACTCCCAAACGGCGCAGGCGGTTACCAAATTGGTGACGGCAACATCGGCGAAGCAAATCTGACGGTTCAAGGCGCTCCCGTAGCACTGACAGCCGCAGCAACTCTGACTGGTGCTCAACTCTCAAATGGTCTGTTCACATATACCGGCGCTGCCGTCAACCTGACTCTGCCCACCGTGGCCGATCTGGAAGCTGACGTTTCTAGCGCACAGAAAGTGAACTCCGCATTTGAGTTCGGCATCATCAACATTGGCGGCACCAACGCTGCCACTTTGGTGGTTGGCACTGGCTGGACCATCGTTGGTGTGGCCGCTGTCAGCGCCAACACATCGGCCCGATTCCTCGCCCGTAAAACCGGCGATGGTACTTGGACCGCATACCGTGTTGCTTAATTTTTGAGCAACTGATAAAACGGGGCTTCGGCCCCGTTTTCACATGGAGAATTAAATGAACGTCACCCTCGTACACCCAATCCACGGTGCCAAAGTTGCCATCAACGAAGTCGAAATCGCCGAAGATGAAAAAAACGGCTGGACACGGTACAATCCTGCTACGCCCGTCGAGGCGGCACCGAAAGCGGAAAAGCCTGTGCGCAACAAGCTGACTCGCAAAGTGACCGATCAACCTGTCGAACAGCCCAACGAAGTCCCATCTTTTCTGACTTCGGCAAGCGACGAATCCGAAGGAAACTGAAATGGCTTATACCGCTGGCGAACAGATCAACCGAGCACTACGTCTGCTTGGTATTCTTGCCGAAGGTGAAACGGCGTCAGCGGCAACAAGTCAAGACGCTCTGGTTGCGCTCAACCAGATGATCGACTCGTGGAACACGGAACGACTGTCCGTGTTCTGCACTCAAGACCAAATCTTCTCGTGGCCTGCTGGCGAGATCAAGCGCACCCTTGGCCCCTCTGGTGACTTTGTGGGCAACCGCCCCATTCAACTCGATGATGGCACCTACTACAAAGCCCCAAGCGGCGTGTCGTATGGCATCAAGTTCATCAACCAAGACCAGTACAACGGCATCGCTGTCAAAACATCGACATCGACCTTTCCGCAGGTCATTTTTGTCAACAACACCTTTCCCGATGTGGAGATGTACGTCTACCCACGACCCACACAGGTTTTGGAGTGGCACTTCATCTCGGTGCAAGAATTGACACAGCCCGCCACACTAAGCACCGATCTGCACTTCCCGCCCGGTTACATGCGGGCGTTTGCTTACAACTTGGCAATGGAGATCGCACCCGAGTTTGGCGTGGAGCCAAGCCCACAGGTGCAGCGCATCGCCATGACCAGCAAGCGCAACCTGAAGCGCATCAACAACCCATACGATGTCATGAGCCTGCCCTACGCTGTGGTGGCAAATCGTCAGCGGTTCAACATCTACGCCGGTAACTTCTAATGAAGACGCCCATCCTCGGATCATCCTACGTGGCCCGCAGTGTCAACGCTGCGGATGCCCGCATGGTCAACCTATTCCCCGAGATCGTGCCCGAGGCTGGTAAGGAGCCTGCGTTCCTAAACCGCGCTCCCGGCTTGAGCCTGCTCAACACGATTGGTTTTGGTCCGATCCGTGGTCTGTGGGCGTTCTCGCCAAACGATGGTATAGGCTTTGTGGTGTCGGGAACCCAGTTGTTCAAGATTGACAACGCCTACACACCCACACTGATCTGCACCGTGGCAGGCACTGGCCCCGTCAGCATGGCCGACAACGGCACCCAGTTGTTCATCGCAGCCAACGGCCCCAGCTACATCTACAACGCCAACACAAACGCCTTTGGCGCAATCACCGACCCAGACTTCCCCGGCGCAGTGACAGTCACCTACCTTGACGGTTACTTCGTGTTCAACAAGCCAAACAGCCAAGAGATGTGGGTAACGGCTTTTCTGGACGGCACATCTATTGACCCGCTGGAGTTCCAGCAAACCGCCGCATCCCCTGACGGCTTGGTGGCCGTGATCTCCAACTTCCGCGAGGTCTGGGCTTTTGGTACCAACTCGATTGAAGTCTGGTCTGACACCGGTGCACTGGACTTTCCGCTTGAACGCATCCCCGGCGCATTCAACGAGTTGGGCTGCGCTGCCCCCTACTCGATTGCCAAGATGGACAACGGGCTGTTCTGGCTTGGCCGTGACCGCCGTGGTCAAGGCATCGTCTACCGGGCCAACGGTTACGCTGGGCAACGCATCTCGACTCATGCAGTTGAGTGGCACATCCAGCAGTATGCCGACATCTCTGACGCCATCGCCTACACGTACCAGCAAGAAGGTCACAGCTTCTACGTGCTGATCTTTCCCACGGCCAACACCACATGGGTCTACGATGCCGCCACACAGGCATGGCATGAACGGGCTGGGTTTGCCAACGGGCAGTTCACCCGGCACCGCAGCAACTGCCAGATGGCGTTCAACAACAAGGTCGTTGTTGGCGACTTCGAGAATGGCAACATCTACGCTTTCGACCTTGAGGATTACTCGGACAACGGGCAGATTCAAAAGTGGCTGCGCTCGTGGAGAGCACTGCCTACCGGTCAAAACAACTTGAAGCGCACCGCGCACCACAGCCTCCAGCTTGACTGCGAGTCGGGCACTGGTCTGAACCTCGGGCAAGGCAGCGACCCCGAGGTCATGCTGCGCTGGTCAGACGATGGCGGTCACACATGGTCTAACGAGCACTGGGTCAGCATCGGCAAGATCGGTGAGTACTATCGCCGTGCCATCTGGCGCAGGCTGGGCATGACACTCAAGCTGCGTGATCGCGTCTACGAGGTGTCGGGCACCGACCCCGTGAAGATCGCCATCATGGGCGCTGAACTGATCTTGAGTCCGACCAATGCTTAATCCTATCATCACGCCCCCACGGGTGCCGTTGGTTGACGCAAACACAGGCTTGATCAGCAGGGCGTGGTATTTGTTTTTTCTAGCGTTGAACAATGTAGCGAATGCCGTTGTTGACGATCCGGCTGTTGGCCCCAGCGCTGAGTCGTTGATTGCCAGCTATGACGCACTGCTTCAGACGCTGACGCAAGAAGTGCAGACACAGCCGAGTTTTAGTGACACGGTGTCACAAATGGCTGAGATGCAAAAGCAGGTCGAAGCCTTGGCCGTGCTGCCTGCTCAGATCACGGCGATGCTTTCTCAACTGGCCGATGTGAGTGCCATGAACCCTTCTAATGGGGACAAGCTGATTTACAACGGCACCACCGGCAAGTGGGAGCAAGACTCTCGCAGCTACCTCATGCTTGAATAAGGAGAAACCCGAATGACAGTCATCGTCAAAAACATTGTCCCGGCCAAAACGGTCGAGAACGCACAGACCACTCAGTACACGGCCAGCAACGTGACCACAATCATCGACAAGTTCACGGCGACAAATTACAGCGCCACGGCTGCGACGATCTCGGTCAACTTGGTGACTTTGGCTGGTACGGCTGGTAATATCAACCTGATCACCAAGACCAAAACGCTTCAGCCGTCCGAGGTGTACACGTTCCCCGAACTCGTGGGGCAGGTTTTGAACCCCGGCGACTTCATCAGTACAATCGCAGGAACCGCCAGCGCAATCAACATGCGCGTCAGTGGTCGTGAGGTGACTCAGTGATCGTTCGTAAAGCCACCGAAACAGACTTGCCGAAGTACATTGTGCTGGCAGAATCGTTTCACATGGCATCGCCCATGCACGGCGTCATTGGTTTTGACGCAGCAGGGTATTCTCAGTTTTACCTGTCATCTTTGCAAAACGACAATGTTGGCATATGGCTTGCTGAGATCGATGGTGAGATTGTGGGCATCTGCGGTGCGCTGGTGTACCCCATGTACTTCAACCCCTCGGCACTGGTTGTACAGGAACTGTGGTGGTGGCTAACCCCAGCGTCCCGTGGTAGCGGCGCGGGTGGTCAAATGTTCAAACAAATTGAACAATGGTCCAAAGAAAAAGACGCGTCTGCTCTATTCATGATTGCATTAGAAGACAACCGGGCAAAAAAGATGGAAAATCTGTACATTCGCGCAGGCTTTAAGCCGATGGAGCGCACATTCATCAAAGAGGTCACAGCATGGCAATAGCAACCGGAACCGCAATTCTTGGGGCGGCTGCACTTGGGGGTTTAGCCGCCAACAAAGCAGCTAAAACACAGGCTGGTGCGGCTAGCCAAGCTGCCGATCTTCAGCAGCAGCAATTTGAACGACAGGTCGAGTTGCAGGAACCGTGGCGTCAAGCGGGTATTACCGCCCTGAATAAGCTGACCCCGCTGGCGACCGAGTACACCCCGTTTGGAATGCAACAATTCCAACAAGACCCCGGCTACGCTTTTCGTTTGTCCGAAGGGCAAAAGCAACGGGACCGAATGGCAGCAATTCGAGGTGGTCAAATATCAGGTAGTGCTTTAAAGGCGGCTGGTCGATTTGGTCAGGACATGGCTTCGCAAGAATACACCAACGCTTTCAACCGTTACCAGACTGAACGTAACGCCCGTTTGAATCCGTTGCAGTCGCTGGCCGGTATCGGTCAGACGGCAACGAATCAGTTGGGCGCTGCGGGTCAAAACTATGCGACTAACGCAGGCAACGCACTT